GAGTTATGCCGTACTCGCAAGTTTGGTGTCGGAGCGGCGATACAAGGCGCGTCTATTGCTAACCTGCGAAAGTATGACTCTACCCCACCAGTCTGGTTTATGGACGTTAACGGTGAGCCTTTGGAGTTAGATACGGAAGGGCTCATGAGTCAGCCTGTATTCCAAAAGGCGTGTATGGAGCAGTTAAACTTCATGCCAAGGTCCGTACAGAAACAGACGTGGGAGAGTCGCATCAGTACGCTTCTCACGGACATGAAAGAGAACGAGTCGGCTATCATAGAGGTTGCAGTAGATGCTAGTACCGCCGGACAGTTCTACGACTATCTGGAAGAGTTCTGTAGGTTTCTACAGCAGGCACAGGACAAGGAAGAGATACTGCTTCGCCGCCCTTGGACCGATGAAGATACCAATGTTACTTTCTTTCGACTCCGTGATTTTGAGAACTTCTTAGCTAAGAACAAATGGTTTGCTTACAAGAGCCATAAGATCGCTCAACGGCTACGCGACATAAACGGAGAGAGTACTGTATTAAAGATTAAAGGCAGGGCAGTTCGAGTTTGGGCTGTACCGGCATTTGCTTCAGCCGATATAGACATCACTACACCAAGCTTTGGTGGACAAAATGAGGTTCCGTTCTAATGACATGCTTTAAAGAAAGAAATGCTGAAATTTACAGGTTGCGGATCGTAGAGAAGATGACTCTCGCCGCCATCGGATTGCGCTACGGTGTGACACGAGAGCGCATTCGTCAGATAGTGAAAAAGATTAAAAACGATGTTTAGAATATTTGGTCCTCCCGGGACAGGTAAGACCACGACCTTGCTGAACATGGTAGATAAAGCGTTGGAGTCGGGCACACAGCCTATGGATATTGCTTTTCTAGCCTTTACTAAGAAGGCGGCGACAGAAGCCAAGGAACGTGCGGCGGAAAGGTTTAACCTAGACCCTAAGCATGACCTGTGCAACTTTCGTACACTTCACAGTTTGGCCCTGACAATGTCCGACATCCGTGGCGATCAAGTCATGCAAGATGAGAACTACCGCGAGTTGTCTAAGGTTACCGGCGTCAGTCTCAATGGCTCCAAGGTGTCTAACTTTGATGACGACCTACCCAGTGTTACTAAATCAAGCGATCCCGTGCTTGGTGTCATTAACCTAGCGCGGTTGCGTAAGGTTCCTTTGCGGGACCAATACAATATTAGCCGGTTAGAAGAGTCGTGGAACCTCGTAAACTACGTGGATAAATCTCTACGTGAATATAAGGAACGCTTCGGGCTCTATGACTTTACCGACATGCTGTCCGTCTTTGCAGAGCAGGGAGAACGGTGTTGCCCAAACTTTAAGCTGACCTTTCTAGATGAGGCTCAAGATTTGTCTCCGCTACAGTGGGACATTGCCCACATGCTAGACACCAAATCAGAGAAGATGTACTGCGCAGGTGACGATGATCAAGCTATCTACCGATGGGCGGGTGCCGACGTTGACCAGTTTATTAACTTGCCCGGAGGCTCCGAGACCCTGTCTCAATCGTATCGCGTACCACGCTCCGTGCATCACATTGCGGAAGGCGTAGTAAAGCGCATACACCGTAGGTTCCCGAAAAAGTATGAACCTCGCACTGAAGAGGGTGTGGTGTCCCGCATCTCGACCATAGCGTCAGTTGATATGGCTGACGGGTCTTGGTTGGTATTAGCGCAAGCAGGGTACCTGTTACAGCCCGTAGCGGAGGACTTACGTGCCAATGGATACCTTTTCACTTATCGCGGCCACAGGTCCATCTCGGAGCGCATAAGTGTTGCGGTAAACGGTTGGGAACACCTGCGCAAGGGTGGTGAGGTCAGCGGTGAGGTCGCCCGTAAGATATATGGGTTCATGTCAATCAAGCTACACGTTACCCGAGGCTTCAAAAAGATACCCGCGCTAGATGATCAAGAGTTTGCGACCCTTGCTGAACTGCAAAGTAAGCATGGTCTGTTGGTCGGTGCCGACCTTATCTGGCACGAGGCACTGGATAAACTGCCTGAGAAGGACAGAGCCTACATCATTGCAATGTTGCGCAGAGGTGAGAAGTTCAATGGCGAGCCCCGCATCACAGTGTCCACGATACACGGCTCAAAGGGTGGCGAGGCGGACAATGTTGTGTTGTTCACGGACCTATCCCCTGCGGCCGACAAAGAGATGGCCGATAACCCCGATGACATGCACCGGGTGTTTTATGTGGGGGTGACGCGAACTAAGCATAGCTTGTTCATTGTGGAGCCTGAAGACGTTAGTAAAAGTTACGACCTTTAATAGGAGAATGTTATGTTGAAAGCAGATGGTTACAACGCCGCAATTATGGGCATCGTCCAAAGATGCGGACAGGACGCAGTAATATTGTATGACACTGATAAGGTGTTGGAGATTTTAGTTTATAACGACGGTATGACTTACGACGAGGCCGTTGAATACTTCGAGTTCAATATACTGGGATCATGGGTTGGGGAAGAGACCCCGGCGTTTTATTCAAAGGCAAGTCTAGAAGACCTGCAACAAGAAGAGGACTTGATATGACAGAGCATTGGTCAGAAACCCTAGCGAAAAGTGAGGGCAGCAAATCGAAGTTGCCAACGGTTGATTGGGAAAAAGATTTTAATTTGGAACCAATAGACGAAACTCCAGACATGGTTTCACAGCCTAGTCATTACGCCGACAGTGAGATTGAGTGCATCGACGCCATGGTTGCCGCATTCGGTAGGGACAATGTGAACATCTATGCCGAGATTGCATCTTTTAAGTATGTCTGGCGTATGAACAAAAAGAACGATGAATCCAAGCAAGATAAACGGAAAGCCGTTTGGTACTTGCGATACTCAATGAACGACGACCCAAGGACTAAAGAATGAGTTTACAGATGGCAATGTTCACCCCCAAGACAGAGTGGATACCCCCTACGGAACTACCCGACCTAACAGGTGCCGTGCGAATCGCAATAGATGTCGAGACCCGCGACCCGAACTTGAAGACAAACGGACCGGGATGGTCCACCGGGGACGGCGAAGTGGTTGGTTACGCGATTGCAGTAGAAAACTGGTCCGGGTACATACCTATCCGTCACCAAGGCGGTGGCAACCTAGATGAACGAATCGTCAACAAGTGGCTAAAGAAAGTGTTTGAGTGCCCCGCAGAGAAGATCATGCACAACGCCCAGTACGATCTGGGTTGGATTAAACGCATGGGGTTTACAGTCAATGGCCGTATCATCGATACTATGCTGATCGCCTCACTGCTAGATGAGAACCGGTTTAGCTACACGTTAAACTCTCTGGCCTATGATTACCTAAACAAAACAAAGTCTGAGAAAGCGTTAGTCGAGGCCGCCCGTCAATTTGGAATTGATCCGAAGGCAGAGATGTGGAAAATGCCTGCCATGCATGTAGGACCCTACGCTCAAGTCGATGCTGAACTTACTCTGGAGTTGTGGTCCTGCTTTTCGGTTTTGTTGGGCAAGGAAGACCTCTGGCCGATTGCTAATCTCGAACTTGACCTGCTCCCATGCCTCGTAGATATGACTATGCGGGGGGTCCGTATCGACGCCAACCGGCTTGAACGCACCCGGGACCAAATCCTCAAGCGGGAAAAGGGCGTCATCAAACAAATCAAAGATATGGCCGGGGCCAATGTTGAAATCTGGGCCGCTCAATCCCTCGCCAAAGCGTTCGATAAGGTCGGGGTCCACTACCCAAAGACCGAAAAAGGCGCACCGTCCTTCACGAAGCTTTTCTTGCAAGAGCATAAGCATCCACTCGCCCAACTCGTCCTCGAGGCGCGGAACCTGAATAAGACTTCGGGCACTTTCATCAATACCATCATGAAGCACTGTCGCAATGATGGCCGCATTCATAGCCACATCAACCAGATAAGATCAGACGACGGCGGTACAGTATCGGGCCGCATATCTATGTCCAACCCAAATCTGCAACAGATCCCGGCCCGCGACCCAGTGATTGGTCCCATGATCCGTTCGTTGTTTTTACCAGAAGAAGGTGAGCAGTGGGCGGCAATAGATTTCTCGCAACAGGAACCGCGCATCTTGGTACATTACGCGCACGTTTATGGAAAGATGAGGGGAGTAGAATTGGACGCCTGCCAAGAGTTTGTGGACGGGTACAATAATAACCCAGACATGGACTTTCATACAATGGTCGCGGAAATGGCTAACATCTCGCGTAAGCAGGCTAAGACCATCAATCTGGGAATGATGTACGGCATGGGTGTGAACAAACTGTCAGAGCAGATGGATATCGAGGTAAGCGAGGCCAAGCAACTAGTCAAGCAATACCACTCCCGGGTGCCGTTTGTTAAAGGTTTGATGCAAGGTGTTACTAATCGACTCAATGATAAGTCAAGTGCGGGCTCAATTAGGTCGATTCTGGGCAGGAAATGCCGGTTTGACTTGTGGGAACCCGATACATTTGCTATGAATAAGGCTCTGCCATACCGCGATGCTATAAAAGAGTACGGAGAGACCACCCGGTTGAAGCGAGCATACACCTATAAAGCTTTGAATCGGTTAATTCAAGCGTCAGCCGCGGACATGACCAAGAAAGCAATGGTAGATATCTACAAGTCGGGCCGACTGCCCATGATTCAGGTACACGACGAGCTCGCAATGTCTGTTAAGGACCGCGAAGAGGCCGAAGAGATCGCAAAAATTATGGTCGGGGCAGTTCCGTTGGAGATTCCAAGCAAATGTGACGTTGAGATAGGAGCGTCTTGGGGAGAGGCTGAATAATATGAGTACAAACATACCTGTTAGAAAACGCGATGACAAAATTAAACATCGTGTCCGGTTGTTGCAACAATTTAATGACAGTTGGTTGCGAAAGCCCCTGATCAAACCACTTTGCGAAAAAAAACCTAAGCAGTAACTCTTCCCATTAGGTTTACCCCGTCTCGGCGGGGTTTTTGTTGCCTTATTATATATAATCCTATATAGTCTCAGACAATCGCGACAACTAATATAATGAGAGTGGAAAATGGATACAGATAAGTGGAAAAGCGTGTTAGTTCCAAAGGAAGTGTACGAAGAAATTAAGTTACGTTCTAAGAAAGAAGGCCGTACCATCAGTGGACAACTGCGTGTAATGTTTAGCGCATACAAAGAGCAGGAAGATTTAAAAAATAGTTCTACTGCCAAACAATAGTTGTAATGCTCCCATATTGTCGCGTATACTTACTTTGTGCTCCGTAGGCACTTGGTGGTACGAAAAACCCTCGCAATTGACTAGTTGCGGGGGTTTTTTTTGTTTTACTTGCCAACTCCCATATTGTCGTATACAGTTGGACTTCAATTTTACTTTTACGGAGTACGAACATGCAGGATAAACAATTTGTTGATGGTTTAATGATTAAAAAAGCGAGCCCTAACGCGCCCGAGTGGATTAAGTGTAACGGATCTATCAAGCGCGAAGACCTCATACGTTGGCTAGGCGAGCAGTCTGGCGATTGGATTAATATCCAGATATGTGAGGGTAAATCGGGAAAATGGTATGCCGAGGTTGACAACTGGAAGCCGGAAAGCCAAGGTGGACAGTAATGCCTTTGAAAAAAAGGCGCAATGAGTACGATCTAGCGACTAATCTTTTGCTAAACATTAGCAAAGACGGGATGACTTGGAGTAAAGCTATAGAAGTTATCGAGACCCTAGTGTCGGAGCGCATTGAGGAACTGAATGCGGATACGTTCAGTCGGTATAACGAAATCCAGTCCAAGCGTCTGCACGACGCTTGGTCCCGGGTACGCAAGGGCTAGTTATGGATATTAATTCGGAAGAGTGGGATAACATTCTCAGTGAAATGCACAAAATGTTGCCGCCTAATATGACGGATGCGCTCATTGTGGACGTTATCCATTTTATATTGGTGCAATACGATATCGACTGGTCTCGCACACTGCGGCTCACGCACATCGTTAACGACCTACACGCCTCGCACACCGGTGAAAAGGTTGATAGCGCAAAAAAGTTACATTAAAAGAGGGCTTATGATGCAAAAAGCACATTTACATTTAATAAAGTGGGGTTTAAAACGGGGTTACTCTGCGGCCGTATACGGCGAAGGTGAGTTTGACGGCGTCCACTCTACTTACAAAAATATCAAAGACAACGTAGAGGCTTGCGACGAGGGGGAAATAATCTTAGTTAAGCCAAGCGTCAAGAAAGAAGGCAAGTGGGTAAGGGTCGCGAGTTTCGCGTATGTTCACGAGTACAATCAAGAGCCCGAGGAAAGCATCTACGATTACGCAATTAATGAGGTTTCAGAACAGTGGGCAAAGGATTACGACGCCTCTAACGAGCGGCGGATTAACTAAAAGAGGGTGTTGTGATGGAAATCATTATGTCTATTTTGTTTTTAAGTGTTTTTTGTGTATTTGTATACGGTGCAGGATTGATAGTCTGCGACAAACAAGCCGCGTGGAATGCGCGGCATAAAACAAGGGGGAATAAAAAACCCGGCGAGCGGTGGCGTCGGGGGTTCCTGCTTCTCTCCGAGGAGTTTATAAAATAGGGTAGATGAAGCTCCGGCCCCCATAGTTAGTATTCATTCCGGACAATTTACCTCACCACCGCATCTTTATCCCCCTCTGGGTTGACAAACTCCCATACCATATTCATACTGGCGCTTCACATATCT